TACCCCAAAGGAGCCAGAAAGACCGGTCCTTAGAGCCGTGGGCCTTTGCGACTCGGGTCGTCTCAACTTGTCGTCTCTCACCGGCTAAGCGTGAGGGTTGCAAGTGCAACAGCGGTAAGGGTTAGGGCCGGTTACTGGATGTCGGATCACTGGGATGCTGGACACCAGGCAACAGGTAGGCTACTGGGAGCTTGGTTGTCTCAGACCCCTGCCATAGGATCAGAGACCCCGGCACCCCATAGGGTACCCACCACCACCCCCATCCAAGTGGAGGGGGTGTACCAGTGGAACAAGTAGTAGTATCCGTCCACGAGGCTGTATGGGTGTAGAAATGATGGGTAGGCAAGATTTGCCGGGTGTAGGAAAAGGAAGGGGGTGGGGGATGTTAGAGGGCTTGAAAAATTTTTCCGGGAAAGGAAAAAAGGGATTGAGTCAGATTAAGAAGGCGATGGTGTCATATAAGGGGGATGCGAAGAACCGGGGCAAGAAGAAGCACGGAGTAATGATAGGGGAGATGAAGAGGGTGATAGAGGGGTTAGTGAAGTATGTGAGGGAGCATGAGGATTGTTATTGTGTGACGGATTTTGCGGTTGAAATTGGGTTTGATCCGATCAAGATGATAGATGACTGGACAGGAAAGAGTGCTCGATATGACAGGGAGTTAGCGGTGGCGAATGAGATTATAAAGAACCGGATCATAAAAAACGGGTTACAGAAGAAGATAGACAGTCCTTTTGGAAAATTTGTGTTGCAGGTGAATCATGGAATGAACGAGCCGGCGACCCGGGTTTTGGTTTCGGCGGATTACACAAAGAAGTTGGAGGATATCATTGGGTCTTAACTGGGCTGAGATACGAGGGAAATTAGGTCGTGAGAAGGCGGAGAAGCTATTGAAGTTGATAGCGGAGTGTCCTTCTTATGCTTATTTTATGCCGAATCGAGCTCAGTTTGAGTTTTCCAGGGAAGTCGGTCGTTGCTTAGAGACCGGCAGAAGAATTTTTCTGATGACTTCCGGGAATGGAGCGGGGAAATCTTCTGGGGTTATTAATCTTCTTTTGAACATTATTAAGAAGGAAAAGAATGGGTGGAAGGATATTGTTGATGTAGATTCTGGTGATAAGATTATGGGATTTTACAATTATGAGTTTTTCAGAAAATACCCGGCAACATGGCCGAAAAAAATCTGGTATGTTTCAAATAAAGATTCTTTGTTGTCAATATGGGATGAATGGAAGTTATGGATAGGAAGAGATGAGGCTCTTGGTGGGTATCACGCATCCAAAGATGGTAAAAATTTTGTGTCGTCAGTTGAGTTTGATGAGGGCTGGTCGATGAATTTTAAGACCATCGATCAGGAAATAGAAACATTTGAATCCGCCAATGTCGGCATTATCGTCTTCGATGAGCCTCCCCCGCTGGCAATTTATAAAGCGTGTTGGTCCCGATTGAGACGCGGTGGTATCATGATCATCGCTGCAACACCTCTGTTCTCTGCATCATGGTTCGTCGATGAAATCACTTCCAAAGCCAATACCAAAGACTCGGATAAATACTGGCAGAAAGTCCCTGTCTGGGCCAATTGCGTAGAACAAGGGGGAACCTGGAGATTGCCTAAACTCGGCGACCACCCAAAAGGATTCCTCTATGAAGCAGATATTAATCGGACCCTTCAAAACTACGATCCCGACGAACTCGAAGCCCGCCGTGATGGCGAATTCAAATTCCTTACCGGCAGAGTCTATAAAACCTATGACTCTAAAATACATTTCGTTCCAATACTGAATATTTATGCACAGGACAAATGGAACTATATGTGGCGCATGGTAATAGACCCTCACGACAGAAGGCCGCCCGCCATTATCTGGATGCGTATAAATTATTGCATGAAATGGGAAGTCATTCGGGAGTTCCCCTCGATATACGACGATGTTTATGATAATGCTCCTTTTCATAAGATTAAGAACGCGGATCCCTTAACCATGAGTGATTTTATTAAATGGATGCACAAAATCGAAACCAAAGAACTAAGGATACCTCAAAATCGGATCGATCGGGTCATTGATCCGAATTTCGGAAACAAAAGAGATCACATGACAGGAATGAGTATCGCCGAAGAGTATATCAGTGAAGCAGGGAAAATAGGATGGCGAATCGGGTTCATTCGGAACGTCATTGACGAACTCGCCCAGGGACATAAACGGGTTAAAGAACTTTTGAAAAATGGGATCGATGATATTCCAAACCTCGTCGTCGGTGATCGCTGTTTCAATACTGATTACGCTATGAGAAATTATTCTTATGATGAATATGCCGGGAAACAATTGGAAAAAAGAGAAATATCGGAAACGGTAAAAGAAATCGGAAAAGATTTCGCCGACTGCATCCGGTATGGCGCGATGGTTCCCGTCAGTTTCTCTTATGAAAGAACCGACCTGTTACCAGCCAAAGATTACGGCTATCCTTATACGAAAGCCATAAACTCTATACCGGACGGGGTATATGTCTGATATTGTTCAGCCAGAAAAAATCAATAAAAATGTTGTCCGAATCTCCAGATTGTGGAGAACGGAATTTGACAATTTCGTCCCCATCTACAACAAAATGGAAGAAGGATACCGTTACCTTGCAGGAGAACAGTTCTCATCTCAACAGGTAGCTTGGTATAAAGCCCAACGCAGACCGACAGACGTTTTCAATATCATATTCCCGGTATTCAATAACGTCCTCGGCGATTTCTACATGAACAATGGAGGCATTAAGGTATTCCCTAAAGCCGGTGGAGATTACGCCATAGCAGAAAAACTTCAACAGCTTCTGGAACATTATGGATATGAAGGTGAATTTGACTTCTTTCTCGGTCAAACTATCCTCGCCGGGATCATCCAAAAAGGATACGCTTATCCCCGATGGTCCGACGAATTGGAAATTGATGGATCTCTTGTCGTAAAAAATATTGACGAATTTGAAGTCATTTTCGATTCTGCTGCAAAAGAAACCATGCTCGATGACGCCAGGTTCGTCGCCCGATCACGATGGATGACCAAAGAAGAAATATTCCGATACTGGCCTAAACATAAACGCAAACTACAGGAATATCTCGAAAACAAAGAAGATATCGATATGCTCATCTCACCGGAAGGCGATCAGGTTATCAATGACATCGAATTCTTTGACCATGCCACCGGGAAATATCGAGTCATAGAATTTCATGAGATGGAACTCGAAAAAGCTGAAATCGTCATTGATCCTACCCGGGGAACTTCGGAAATCTTGACACTCGAAGGCAAGAAAAGATTGCTCTATTTCGCCGCCAATCCTCAGTCCCAAATCATCGAACAAATGGTCAAAATCAAGAATATCACTACTGTCATCCCCGGATTACTCTACCAATTGGAAACCAAACGATCAGAAATCCAAGACGGAAAATTTGACATTATTCCATTTTCAGCTTACAACTATGGAAGAAAAACTATTGACCATTTCGGAATATTCCAAAACGCCAAAGGACCGCAAGACAGTTACAATCAATGGCATAACCGGGTTCAGGATATTATCAACAAACAAATCAATGCCGGTTTCATCGGACATAAAGATCAACTCGTCAATCCGGAAATGGTCGAAATGTATGGAAGCCAGCCCGGGATCGCCATCTGGGTTAAGGAAGGATACAACCTAAAAGATGCTATTCAGAAAATTGACCCCACCGTCTTTCCCCTTTCCGAAAGTAAGCTCTCCCAAGAAGCTTATGAATTTCTTTACAAAGTCGTTGGTATCAGTCCTAACCAAATGGGGTTTCAGGAAACAAAACAAGAAAACGCATCACTCTACGCCCAAAGAGTCAATCAAAGCAAAATCGCACTCACCACAATCTACCAAAATATCCGCCGCCTTAAACAAAGAATCTTTCAAAAAGCCATAACCCTCATTCAACAAAACTTGACAACTGAACGCTATTTCGTTATTACACAGCCGAATTCGTCACAACAAACTGAAATGGTCGTCAATCAGCAATTGGGTGATCAGATATTGAATGATTTGACTGTAGGCGAATATAAGGTCATGCCGGATCTTGAATCGCGCGATCCTGTCACCAAACAGATTAAAGCTATGCAGAAAATGGAACTTGTCAATGTTGTGGCTCAGTTGTTGTCTTCGCCTGTAGCAACTGCCATTGATTGGCAATGGTTACTTGAAGATACCGGGATCGGAGATGTCCAGCGGTTTATCGATTCTATTTATCAGTTCTTGGGTATGCAGCAGCAAATGCAGCAGCAACAGGCCATGCAACAGCAATCGATGATGGAGCAACAGATGGCCCAGGCTAACCAGCAACAGCAGGAACAAGCCCAGGCCGGATTACAACAAGAACAAGCCAGAAAGGAGTCGGAACAAGGAAAATCAATGCTTGAACGTCAAAAAATCGGTGCAGGTATTTTGAAGGATGTCATGCAAATGGTCTCTAAAGACCAACAGAAAGCGAGTAAAAAATGAAACGTTTTGTGGTTTTCATTTTAACCCTGATCGTGTGTTTCTCTTTCTTGTTTACGATCAGCGACGCCATTAATCGAGTCGTCCCCGATTCTCGTTATGTATCCCAGATCGACTCGATCACCGTCCGTGTCCATTGTGATTCTATCGTCAATCGTGGTTACAAACCCAGATCAACCAATTACAATGTTGTAAGAGAAGACAAATATTTTCTTTATGTTAAAGAAGACGCCGTTGATACTTCCGGATATACCTTGAAAATTAAATACTATTCAATTCTTGGTGCGGATACCCTCGGCGGATTTGTTACGGGGACTCTTGGATTGTATAATTCAGGTCTCGATAGTTTACTGCGTACCGATAGCCTTATTTGTAAGAACCGTTACTACAATGAACCCGACAGTTCTTACGTTTTGCAGTTGGCTATCCCCCGCGAAGTCGCTTTTTTTGATGTCCGGGGAGAAATCACCAAAACCATTGTCGCCGGTGATTCGCTGTTTAAGGTGAAAGTCGGCGTAAGATAATTATCAATCAGGAAGGAACTGCCACTATGCCGGATGAAATCATTCAAGGTGAGACTATCGAACCCCAGGTCCAAGAACCTGAACTCGACCTCGCCGAAATGAACCCCGAAGACTTGGATTCCCTTCTCAAAGAAGAGGGAACTATCCAGCCTGAAGGTGAAAAATCCACTGAACCTGATGTCGAACTCAAAGAAGACGATCAGGGAAAAGCTGAACCGGGACAAACTGAGCCTGAAATAAAGGAATCAGAACCGGTCAAAGAACCCGAAAAGGAACCCGACCAGCCCGTCAAGCTGGATAAAAATGGGAACCCCATTACCGGCGATCCTCTCAAAGACACTCAGGCAGAATTGACCAGGTCAAAACAGGAGATTGCCGAACTCAAACGTCGTCAATTAGAATATGAACAAAAACTTGCCCAGCTTGATAAAGACCAACTTGAAGCAATTAAGCCTCAGAAAGAGCTTACCGAAGAGGAACTGGATGATCTTGCCGTCGTTGACCCTAAAGCCTATGGTCAATACCTTCTCAATCAGGAACGGTATAAAAACCAAGTGGCTCAACTTCAACAGCGGGAAGAACAACTGGCATATCAACGCCAGGCCGAAGTACAGTCAACTTTAAGATCCAATGTAAGCTCTATCATTCAACAGGGGCTTAGTTTTAATCCGGAAACTGAACCTGAAAAAGCAAAAGAATTAGTTCAATCTCCGGAATATCAGGCTTGGGATGCCTATGTCTCAAATAATATGAGGTTTGATAATCGAGGATTACCTGTTCCTGTGGATAAAGATTTTCTGGAAATGTCTTTCAATCACTTTTTCAGAAATAAACTCGGACAGGCTGATCAATCAAAATCAAAACAGCAGGGGTATGTTGAAGCTATCCGGAACGTTCAAAAAGCAGCTACCAATGGTAGCCCATTTGATCGTCAACCGACACAGCCACAGGACAATCCCGGTAAGCGTTTTCTTACTGTAGATCAGGATGACATCGACAGCATGACACCTGATGAACTCGATTCAGCCCTCAAAGAGTTTGGGATAGAGGTTACACCCCGAAAGAGGTAATTGAATGTCCTTAATGACCCAAAATTTTTCTGCAAATCTACCCCAGATTCTTGCGTCGAAGATGAAATTCGAGGCGCATGATCACATGTTCTGGGGACAATTTGTCAAGTTTACTACGCCGAACATGCGTCCGGCAAAGAATAGCCAGGACGCCAAAGTAACCGATTCCCCCGTCGTCGTTCATTCCGAACTCAACAAACAGATGGGTGAGGAGTTGCGCGTTCCGACTTTGCGTCGGCTGACCAATGCTCCAACCATCGGCGTCAATCAGATGATCGGTCGTGAAGAAACCCAGAAAATCAACTTTGCAAAGGTCCGAATTGATGTCCTCCGTCATGCCGTCAAGGTTCAGGAAGGATGGATGTCAAAACAGACCACCAAAGATTTCAATCTGGTGAAAAACGCTTATCCTCAGTTGCGGGATCATTACGCATCCGTCGAAAACTACATGCAGGCCAGCTATGCTTTTTACAATGGCTGGAGCTACAATGTGATGTTCTCGAATCGGAATACCGCCGCTGCCGGTATTAGTATCAGTTCCCATCCTCATGTTTTTGTCCGGAATCAGGGCAAAGCTCTTTATACCGGCGGATTCCCTGGGACTGCCGGATATGAAACCACCATCGGAACTATGGTGGCGGCGATGGGGGCCCCGGATGCTTTCGATACCGTTTTATTGCAGGGATTGAAATCGGAACCGGTTATCCGACGGTTACGGCCGATCGTTACCGACGATGGAATGCGATTGATCGGTATTGCCGCCCATCCCTGGCAGATCGCCCAGCTCGAAGCGGATCCGGGATTCCAGGCCGTTACCAATGCGGCTTTTGTTCAGACTGTCGCCAAAAAGAATCCGTTTCTTTACAACGTGAAATACATTTATGCCGGATTCGCCATCTTCGATGCCGGTAATTCCGTTTTCCCGGTAACTGTTTCCGGTGGTAATCCTGTTTGGGGATTGGCCAATCCGACCGCTTCCACTACAATCACCGACTGGGAAACCGATCCGACTACCGGCGCCGTTTTCGGTGCTATTATTTTCGGATCAAATGCCATGTTCAAGGCCACCGGGTCCAACATGGAATTCGTCGATGAAGATTCCGATTACAAGTTTAACAAAGGAATTGAGTATCACATCATCGAAGGGTGGTCACGAGCCGATTCCTGGAACATGGACGATGGGACGACCGGGCAGTACCTGATCAACGATGGCTCAGCTATCTGTTTGACTTACTGTTCGCAGCCCATTTATTAATAGGAGGCATTGATGAAACTGTACGGCAAGGTGCAACGGAGAATATACCTGATGAAGGATTCCGGGAGAGGCCCGATGCTCGTTCCGGATTATCGGAATATTTATTCCGTGTATCCCGACAAACCGACGGAAATTCCGGATGATATTGCCAAGATGTTATTGGAACAGAATCCGGACATTTTGTCTAAACATCCCTTTTTGGAAATGGAAGAAAAAGAAACCGAAAAACCTGTAAAGATTCCCAAATTGAGTGGAACCGGACACTCTGGCCCTTCTGATCCTTCTGGCCCTATTGGACATGTTGGTATTTCTGGCTATATTGGATACTCTGGTACTTCTGGCCATAGTGAGACGAACAATCCGGAAAAGATTTCCAAATCACAGGTTTTGGAAATTCCTCAGCCAATCAAAAAGGAATCGGACGAACAAAAACCCAAAAAAGAACCTATTCCAGAACCGGAACTACCGAAAGGGAAACCTATCGGAAAATCTCCGATCCCGGATTAAGGAGGTATGAATGTCTGTTATTGAAATGAATCCCAACATCCCCCGGATCGCACACGCCGGTATTGACGACACCTTTTCCGGCTATAGCGGGACGGCGTATGTCATGCCGATGGAATCCACCGACAAAACCCTGAAACCGAAAGTCGTTGTTGGTTCCGGATGTTCCGGAGCCAGCGGCGGACCGTTTGACGGAGTGGATGCCGGAACCATCATGGTCGATACTGCAACCGGATTGATCTATGTCCGTACCTTGACCGGGTGGAAAGCTCATACTTAAAAAAGGGGCTTAATAGCCCTGGCCTTCGTTTCCAACACCGAGGGGAGGCCGTTCCCTCCCCTCACTTTTAAGGGAGCGTTAAATGATTGCCGCGAATGTCCTTGTTTCAGAAATCTGCAAAAATCTACAAATCGACAATACTTCTCTTAATGTTTCCCGGTTCAAAATCGAAGAAAATATCAATCAGGCTCAACGCCATTTATTGATGACATTGCCGATAGAAAAAATCCAGGAAGGTGTGTTTGTCGGTTATGGTGATATGGCCGCCGGAACCACAGATTATAACCTGCCAAACGACTGCATCCGATTGGTCAGAATCTATGTTGACTTCTCAGGGACAATCACGGGAACCAACCGAGGCCGGGAACTGATAACCGTTCCCGCCGCCGGATTCGCTCAAGACAACATTGACCGACAATCCATGAACCTTTATCCCTATGGAACCCTGATTAACAACATCCCCCTTTCGGGATGGTCAGGATTTACCAGCGGGTATCACGGGAAACTCGTTCTGGCACAATCCCCATCGGGAACAGTAGCCAGCGGCATTAAATATGTCTATGTCTCTTCAATGCAATATGTCCGTCAGGAATATTCAGGAATTTCAGGAGTATCCGGATATAGCGGGGGATACCCCGCTCAACCATGTTTCCTTAGCGATGACAAGTTCAACCTGATTATATATTATGCAACAGCTTTGAGTGCAACAGTCAACACTTATTCGCTCGATCTTTATAAGACTTTCATGGAGTTATTCAATTTTGAACTCCAAAAATACATAACCAATTAACAAAGGATTAAAGCATGG